CTCCGTGTCCGACTCTTCTCTAAGAGGAATCTGGACCGGAAGCTGGTTATCAGCTCTATGATCAACTATTCTAAGCGCCTATTTCCGAGCTTGCCCAAAGGTATCGTGGACGATAAAGTCCGGGATTTCCGAGAATTCGTGGGTACTGATGATACTGACGTTCTTCACGATCGTCATAACATCGAACAGGCCATTCTGGCCAGTATCCGTGAACTTCCTCGATTCCACGCTGACTACAGTCGCCCCTTCGTCCCTTCGACGGCCTCTTGCATCGAAAGACGCAAGGCCGATGGAGGTCTCGCCTCGCTCCTGATTGACCTCCTTGGTCCTTTAACCTCAACCTATCCCTGGTTGCGGCATATTGACCTTCTGGAGAATCTTGGAGAAGACTTGCTCTTCGCTAATTATCTTCCCATCTGGAATGAACTTATTCTAGGTCTTTTTGAGCTAGCCATTGAGTCTTTCCCGATCCAAGGTCCCTGGTTGCCTTCTATTGTTGAACCTAAAGGACTTGGTGAGCCTCTTAAAGTAAGAGTCATTACCAAGTCCCAGTGGGTTAATCAACTTCTGAAGCCTATCCAAGAGGCCTGGCATGGGACAATGCGACGAGAGCCAGTATACGAGTTGATTGGGGGTACGAAGGTGACTGACGCTATAGCCAACCTCAGACTATCCAGGGGACAATCTTTTGTCTCTGGGGACTATGAAGCGGCTACGGATCGTATTCACCTTCACTACACCCTTTTCACTTGTAACTCCATGCTTGACCGCACCACTTTCACCTTTCCTCAGATTCTTGTTGACCAGTATGGGCAACAGTGTCTGGAAGACTGGTTTCGGCGTTACAGTCTACACTCATTTGGTAGCATTTTTGTTGCCAATTCTCCCCTGGATACTGAAGCGGGTAGTGAGTTCCTGAGTTGGAACACACGGCTCCACTCCCAGTCCGGGGATAATGACACTAAGACTGTAAAAGAAGAAAATAAGTGTGTGCAGTTTACACAGGTAAAGCGGGGTCAGATGATGGGGCATATCCTATCATTCCCTCTCCTCTGCATCATCAATAAGTCTGCATCCTCAATGTGCCTCCCCAAGGATCGTTTTATCCGTATTAACGGTGACGATGTCCTTTTCCCGGCCTCCAAACAGGAGTACCGGTTATGGGAGAGAAATACGAGGCATGTTGGACTTAAAAAGTCTGTTGGTAAGAACTACTATTCCCGGAACATGGCAATGATTAATTCAGAAGTCTACACTTGGTCAAAACAGTCGAACCGTCTGGTTCGTCTGGTATTCCCTAATGTGGGCTTACTGGGTTATATTGCCGATTTCGTTGACGCAAAAGGTAGACAGGTCACCCCCTGGGAACAGCTTTCAGGAATCCTTAAAGATTTCTGGGCCGGTGTACCAGAGACTCACCATCACCATGCGAAACGACTAATCCGAGAACGGTATCCGATAATTGGGGGTTTCCCTGGATCCTGGTTTGGGCCTACGGCCCTCGGGAACCTGGGGTTACCCGTTCCTTCGGGTCATCAATATACCCGTTACCAACGACTTTGGATGGAGGCTCATCGAACAGGGTTATACTCCTACCGGGAGGG